GTGCGTTGTAGGTGCCTTATTTCTGCAATCCCATGCCTATTGTTGCGTCACTAGTGCGTTTTGGTTGCGTTTTGACCGCTTCAGTGATCATCGGCAACATTTTAGATGCCAGGGCTTGAACATACCAGGGCTGACCGCTTAGATCCTGAGTTATATTATGGAGCAGAGACAAATTAGAACCTTCTTCAGAACCTTTCAGTTCTTTAGCAGCATTGCCCATGGCTCCAGACCAAAACTTCTGCAAACTCTCTCTCGCTTGTGGCAACATAAATTCTTCAAAATCAATTAACATCTGTTCTCTAATTTTTTTAGTGATAACATCCAGGGACATTAGCAAAGTTTCGTCTGATTCAGAACTTTTCAACCAGGACTCTATTTTTTGTTGAGTTTTCAAAGGGACATAATAGGTGTAAATTATAAAATATATTACGAATGAAATTAATGCAAAAAGATAAAATGCCCCATCAGTCATTATTCGAGCTTCTCTCTGATTATTTCTAGAATTGCTTTTGAACCCCAACCCTTTTTCAACAAACAAGCATTAACGTATATTCCTTTTGAGTATTTGTTTTGTAAAAGTTTTGGAGTATCTCTTTCATAACCGACTTCACAATCCCTAAAGGCTGAAAGAATGTCACCAGGATCAATGGGATCTGGTAAAAGTTCGTCTTTAATATCATCTATTATCTCACCAGCAGAAGGTATATCAATATCTTTCAGGAACTCTAGAACATCTGCTAAAATCTTTAAGGCTTCGTCAGTTGAATGGTAAAGCGATGCCAGGACAACCGGTCTGGGTACATTCAGATCTATTGTAGGTATTGGTTCGCAAATTGCGATTAACTTAGATACTGCACTTGCTTTTTTATCAAACATCGAGAAACCTAACCAGGCACCAAAAATTATAATCGGTTGCATTACTGGAATCAATGCCTGGAGCCACCTAGTGTAATCAACGTTTTTCATGAGCTCTTCAAAATTGGTTTCTTTCTTTTTCATATTCGATATCCCGTTAATATGCAAGTGATAAATCCATTACTGTTACTCTGTAGGGCCTGAACCTTAACCGTTGAATTTGGCGGGATCATGAATTCAAACATTTTGGGTTGAGTGCCTAGGTTATCAGCAGTGATGATTGTTTTTTCAACAAATAATGCTGTGCCGTCTATGTTGATCGTATAGGATATAAATTCCGTAGCACTTATCCCTGTCCAATCTATCCCTAAAGTTATCCTGGTTAAATAAAATGCTGAAGGGTTTGTATAATCCAGTAGGGTGACTGCTGATGCACTAAGAGCCTGGCTTCCACTCCATCCGTAAATATTACCACCCTTAGCCCTGGAGACTGATTTAGAAGCGGCTAGGCTCATTCATTATACATCTTACCGACAAAAGTGACGGTTACATCTAAAAGTGCACTGGCTTCGGAAGAGTCAACTATAGCCAGAACTGAAGTGCCTGGAGGAATAAGTACTTTTTGCGTTTCACTCTGTGTAGTTTGATCGTCTGCTTCTACTCCTGCCCGTATAGCTGATACTGTAACGCCATTAAATCTTAATTCTAAAGTAGTTTGTCTAACTGTAGTAGGTGAACTAATATCCAGGGCCGCGTTAAGTTGGAACTTTCCTATAATATATCCTTTCCCTTCTGTTGTAAATACCAGGGCATTGGTAGGACCTGTGGCAGCTGCTATTTTTCCTGAATATGCGTAACAGTGATTTCTCCGACCAATTATGCTCAGGCCTTTTTGAGCGCCTGTAAAACCAGCGTTAGCCCCTATTTTAGGTTTAGCCATTCAAGACTTTTACTCGAAATAAAGAGTTACGGATCCAGAACTTGCGGATGCACTACCACCTGAAGCGAATTGTACCGCTATCTGGAGGTCTATGTTGTTTACTCCAGCTAAAGGAAATGCAACGGGAACCGAATTGAAACCTACACATGCTCCAGCATCCGCAGTATCTCCAGCTACTCCCATAATGGTGAAGTTCTGTTCTGACATATTAGAACCAAGTAAACGACATACTACTTGGTATCCTTTTGCGTTGGTTGTATCAAAGGCACAATCGACTCTAGAAATTCTCTGCGAATTTTGGGGTACCTGAATATTCCCCAGCGAAGAAGAATTCATGTTATCCGTCAAGGAAAAGTATTCCTTATCCACGGGCGTGCTATCAAACGATCTCTGTATAGTTGTTACCATTTTATATCCTGAAGTAGAGTTTACTTCCTCCTAGTTTTAGTTGTGGAAATCTGCTTCGTGCAAATGCTCCGAGCATTGCAACTAGTCCAGCAGTAACTAACGTCTTTCTTCCAGCATCACTACCGATCATATTGATCGCATTGGATGAGAGAGTACTGAATGCGGTCCCTAATTGACCGTCTGTAATATCTTTTATCACTCCCTCAGTAACTGAAGTTTTACCAAAAGAACCTGTTACGGTTTCTCCAGCGTTTAGATATGCTGCTATGGCAAGGCCTGAAGCCATGCCAGTGATGCTAGGGTGTGGAACTGCTTTCATATATTTTCTCCTTGGATTGCCTGGGGCTTTACGAGTGAAGGCTCTACGTGCGGTTTTACGACGCTGGCCTTTCTTGGTTGATGAACGAGAGCGAGACGCACCGTACGATTTCTTAGATATGAGCTTTCCATTTCTAAAAAACATAGTTCGTCCATTCTTTCCTTTCCTCGTATACAAGCCCACAGGCATATACTCAGATATGAGTAGTGCTTATTAAATGAGTAGGTAAACATTTTTGAGTATTACACAATTTGTTTTATACTAGAACTACTGTGAAGAGTAGATATGAGCTTAGATAACAAGTTTAGTTTTGGTAGCGTTCCCGTTATGAGGGAAGTACCACCAGGCATGGATGCCAGGTTCCGATTTACGGGACCAGGCAAGATCGTAGAGACGGAACAGTATGGAGAGAAACTTTCTTTTCCTATATCTCTTTCCTATCACCCCTCCTATGACTCCCTACCTCCTCTACCAGACAACGTAGTTGATAGGGATAAGAAAGAAGCAGAGTTAGAAGGACAAACCATAGAGTGCAACTGGCAGACCAAGTGTCAGAGTGCCAAACAGTTAATGAAACAACTCAATGAAATACCAGGGGACAAGTTCACCAAGGAATTGAAACAGCACTATGAGAAATCAGAATGGCAACTGACTCGATTCGATACAGGCGCTTATTGGTTAGAGGTATTGTTTCCATGATCTGTGAACACTGTAACAAATCCTTTAAGCTAACTAATCACCACAGAGTGTGTACCTTTTGTTTAGAGAGTAACAAATGAAGCGACGCTGTAATATCTGCCTACGTAATGTTGATCACTTGCGCACTGATAGGTATAATGACCACTTGACAATCTGTTTCGATTGTCAAAAGGTCATTAAGAATCTTTAACCTAGGTTCTACAGTCACTTTGATTTGAAAGGACGGGGAGGGGTTGAGGATGAGGTGGGGTAGCGTTGGGTATTAAAAGGGAGTTTAGGGCGCTACTGTGCGTTGTAGGTGCCTTATTTCTGCAATCCCATGCCTATTGTTGCGTCACTAGTGCGTTTTGGTTGCGTTTTGACCGCTTCAGTGATCATCGGCAACATTTTAGATGCCAGGGCTTGAACATACCAGGGCTGACCGCTTAGAT